CGACAAAGCAATGGGGAGGACAATTGGGGAGACCTTCTTGACCACTTTAACAACGCTTTTAAGCGCTTTTTTAATGCTTTTAAAAAAGAACTCGGCAGCGCCGGTGTCGGGGTTAATGCTGTTCGCGTCGGAACCCACAACGTAACGCTGCGGGTCCTCAATCCCCTGACCTTCAAGAAACGCAAAAATAGTCTCTTTCATGTCGGGGTTATTTTCGAGAAGCTTGGCAGGAATAACCAGCTCTCCCGTTTGAAGATGAGCGACCACGTCGTCGCCCTTACGGCCCATGGCCGCCATCTTCTTAGTCAGGGCTGGAAACTGAGCAATGCCTTCGTTGCCGAACTCTTCGACACCGCCGCTGTCGTCGCCGCTGTCGTCGCCGCTGTCGTCGCCGTAAGCCGCTTCAATCTCGGCGTCGTTCATTACGAGACCAGCAATGCCACCGTCAGGAACGGTGAGTTCTTCCATTTTTTCGGCTGCTGCCATTATCCCGCTCCACCCGTAATACCTTGCGGCATGGTTACATTAATAGTTGTACTTCTCTTTTCCACTCCAGTCCACGAAGAACCACACTGTGGACAAGTCCCACCCGGGTAAGAAGCTATCTCTTCAGGCGTATCCACCTCATTACTACATGTAACGCAGTGTACCACATCTCGACTGGTGGAGGGATGCCATCTACTGCCATCCGCCATGATAAGCACTGTTTTTTCACTCATGATGTTGTCACCGAGACGTCTCCTACAGAACCCGTTGCTCTCTGACCACGGACATGCGGCGTATCAACAAGTGTGATTTTTACAAACCCATCTTGCTGAAATAGAGCGCTAGTCTCTAATCCGCTATCGTCCGTCTGTAGGTTGGTTAATACCAACCCCGTATGCCTTCCCTCTCCCGGGTTCTGAATATTCTCCAAATAAGTGGAGAAAGAACGCACCAACTCTGCAAAATACTGCGGAGTGTACTCATTGGGCGGGATCGCAAAGTACGGACGGACTAGGTTTCTTGACATTAACGTCTCCCATCCGGACGGATATCAAGACGTGGCGAACCAAGACGCCAAGCGACTCCCGTATCAGTCGTTTCAATACGGAAGGCAAACGATCTGCCCCGCAAACGCAAGTGCAGTTGTTCGGTAAACTGCTCAACCGGCAGAGAGGCGGTTTTCTCAACACTTTTTGGGGTGCTGTTCAGGTAATTACCGCCGGGGAAATTTCGAACCTTTACCGTCATCGTGGCCAAAGGCGTTCCGTTCGTGCTGTCCCTAAACGTCAAATCCGGGATCATCCGACGGATAAACGCAAAGTTTTCCCCATCGCCAATGTCAATCTGACTGCTTTCAATGTAAGCCGAGATTGCCGACGCGGGCGAGTAACTACCGTCATCCAACCCAAATTCATGGTAGTACAGCACTTGATCCGTTCCCGCAGCCACCGGGTAATTCTCAACACCGCGGTCCAACCAACAGGTGCGAGATAGCGTGCCGTAGTACCAAATCTGCTGATCATAGTTGTAGACCACATAACGGTCATTCTCGGTGCTACTTGCAGACGGGTAAAACCACCAAACTTCCGAAAATGCCGTGTTGCTGCCCGCCGTAACCTTTTCAAGCTGATCCTCATTAATGTCGCTAAATACATAATCGCGAACAGTGCAGGGCAACCTCTGAACCGTGCCGCCATAAATATAAAACTCTTGAGCACCCATCCAGAACACGTTGTCTTCAACAGGGATCGCGGCCAACGGGCCCGCAATCGTCGTGTTTTCAGAAACAAGGTTAATGCCAAAAGTAAAAGGTGGTCCTAGATACTGCATCGTGTGCAGAGACGTGTCTGTAAACACCAAGATTTGCTGGCGTGTTTCTACGGCGTTTACAATCGCTGAACCCGAGCCTAAGCGCAAATCACCCGCCGTGTTAGTCGGCAGCGAGTTCCACTCAGTCAAGCTTTCTTGGTCGCTAAACCGAATAAGGAGAGGGTCCTGTGTGCCAATGTTGTTTTCAGGGTCACAACCAAACGCAATAATGTGCCGGTCACGATCCGAAACCAAAACCTTTTTTGCAATCGTCGGTGTCGTATTTGCACCCGCTAAACTCGACAACTCAACCGCGCGAGCGCTTGTGCCGTTGGTTTTATCCCAGTAGTATATGCCCTCATCCCGAACGTTGATGAGCAGGTCTTCACCAAAGTTGTCATGGGACCAGATGCGAAGCGTTTGTCCCGAGGCAGCGAGGTTAGCCGAGCTACCCCACGTACCACGACTCCAAGTACCCGCGCCCCAGCCAGTACCAACGATGGTCGTATCAAGACCCGTGCTGATTTGGTACGCTCCAATAACGCTTGCGCCCCCCGATCCACTGTCCGAGGTCGTTGCAAATACATACGTCGGTGTGTACCCCGTAGTTGTTGTAATCGTCGACAACGACTCGACAGCTCGAGCTTCGATCAAATACTCGTCAGCGCTTACACGGTGGCTGACCTGATACTCTTGGTTCAACACATTGGCCGTGATGATGTCGCCAAGCGTGGCTGCACCCGAAAAAGTCACGAAGTCGTTGTTCTCGGCCCCGTGGTTTGCATCTGTCACACGAAGTGTGGAACACGTGACTGCGGCACCTGAAGAATGCGCAGCCTCCGTCGTACCATTAAACCCGCGTTCAAGGCCCGACAATGTATTGGAGGAAATTGAAGCGTAGCGGATCACTTCGCTGTTAATCTTAATAACGCCCGTGTCAGGAAACCCTGCGCCGCTTGTCAGCGTAATCGTTGTTTCGTTAACCGAGACATCCGCACCAAGCGTATTCGCACTAGCCGCAAACGTAACATCTCCAGCAGCCGTCGTTGCTCGGATTGGAGTGATGTCGTTATATGCACCACCCTCGTTAATATAATACTTTAGATGTGTGCCGACGCCCAAATACTGCGCACCTTGGAGTGCGACCCATGGGTGTAAAGCACGGCATGTCCCTAAAAAGTAGGTGCCCGAAGTTTTCTGCCACCCGCCAATTTTTTCAGGAAAGCCGAAACGAAACCGCACCTTATCACAGTCAAACCATCCGCCTTCGTTACTATACGAAGTGGTTTCTCGGGTCACACCGGGTCGAAACTGCAATTTGGTAAGCGGCACGGCTTAATTACCCCTCATCCCACGGATTGCCGCTGGCGGTCACCGGGTTCTTCTGGGCGTCTATGTCCGCATCTAATGCAGCCTCAGTGTCTGATTGGCTAATTTGATCCCAAACCCACCCCTGCGCCATTGCCTCAGTGACATCGGCGTAGGCCACGAAGTTTGGGCTTGACGGGTCTGGCGTTAGGAAGATGCTGCCATCTTCAATTGCCTTGTAGGTGGTTTCGCCCACAGTCTCAGAAGCAGTGCAGCGCCAAGTAACAGCGTTGATGCCGCCTGTTGCGATGTCGTGTTCGCAATTAAAAATTTGCCAGTTGTATGCGATTGCCATTTTATTCTTCCTCTTCATCTTCCGGCTGCTTCTCAGGCTCGGCGATTACCCTGCCTGCCTCGTCAGTCCAGTCGGTGTTCAGCATTAGCCCTCAATCGCAGCCTGCACAGATGCCATGTCCTCGTCGGTCCAGAAGTCTTTGGCGATCATAAGTTCCAGATGCTCGACATTCCGGGAAACGACGGTCTCATCATCTGCGTAATCGTCCGGGTTTGCCCGTGCGGCATTGATTAGCGCAACGCTGTCCAGCATGGCGGAGTATGCTTGTGCAATTTCTTCTTCAGTCATGCCAGTTTTCCTTTCAAAGTTTCAACTTCAACCTTCAGTTCTTTGATGGCGTTTACCAATACTGGGATAAGTTCTTCGTTCGTCATTCTCAGCTTGTCGGGGTCTTCATTGTCAACAATTACGTTGTTTTCCCCCTCAATGGCTAGGACGTCTTGGGCTAGGAACCCATAGTGTTTATTGCCGTTCGTTTCTTCCGTGTCACGATCCACACGGAACTTGTAGCTAACAGGGTTAAGCTGCTCTACGAAGTCCAGACCATGCTGCATTGGCTCAATCTGGGTCTTGTCACGCTCGTCAGAAACCACGGTCCAAGCGACTTGGACATAGGCGTTAGTAACAGCGGTATGCCCCATGACGACGCGGTTGTTTTCTGTTGTTGGGTCGAAGACTGGTAAGTAGGAGCCACCGGAGGTGCGGAACGCCGCACCAAAATTACCTGAGCCGGTGGTGTTGTTGCTAAGCGCCTGAAGACCAACAGCTACGTTGTCACTGCCTGTGGTGGTGTCGTAGAGCGCCTGAAGACCAAGAGCTACGTTGTTGTCGCCTGTGGTGTTAGTGCGGAGCGCCTGATGGCCAAGAGCTACGTTGTTGTCGTCTATGGTATTAGAGTAGAGCGCCTCATATCCATTCGCTGTGTTGCTGACACTTTCGGTGTTAGAGTAGAGCGCCCGATAGCCAGTTGCCGAGTTGCTGCTGCCTGTGGTGTTAGAGCGGAGCGCCTGAAAGCCATTCGCTACGTTGGTATCGCCTGTGGTGTTAGAGTAGAGCGCCTCAAGGCCATTCGCTACGTTTTTGCTGCCTGTGGTGTTAGAGAAAAGCGCATTAGTGCCTGTCGCTGTGTTGTTGCTGCCCGTGGTGTTAGAGTAGAGCGAATTAAAGCCAACAGATACGTTGCTGCTGCCCGTGGTGTTGGTGTAGAGCGCACGTCGACCATTTGCTACGTTGTTGTTGCCTGTGTTGTTGTAGAGCGCCTGATAGCCCGTTGCCGAGTTTTGGAGGCCTGTGGTGTTAGAGTAGAGCGCCTGATAGCCCGTTGCCGAGTTTTGGGTGCCGGTGGTGTTAGAGTAGAGCGCTTGAAGGCCATTCGCTACGTTTTGGATGCCTGTGGTGTTAGAGTAGAGCGCCTGATAGCCATTCGCTACGCTGTTGGTGCCTGTGGTGTTAGAGCGGAGCGCCTGAAAGCCATTCGCTACGTTGTTAGCGCCTGTGTTGTTGTAGAGCGCCTCATAGCCATTCGCTACGTTGTTGTTGCCGGTGCTATTAGAGTAGAGCGCCCGATAGCCCGTTGCCGAGTTGTTAGCGCCTGTGGTATTGCTTGTTAGCGCTTGAGTGCCAAGGGCTGTGTTTGATGCTACCCCGCTGCCGCCGCGACCAATATCTACGCCGTTGACATCAATATCGCCTGTGTCTCTCGCAGTGAGGACAGTAGTACCCGCAACTTTTATTAGTAGCTTAGGATCGCTGCCCTCGCTGTTGATGTCAGTGTTAATCACTAGATTTCCGACGCCAGAGTTGGCGTCAATCTCATGATCTACACCTGTGCTTGTGTCCGTCAGTTTGATGAAAGGGTCCGCTGCGGAAAGAGTTAAAGCCCCCGTTATATCAACGCCGCCGCTTGTGGTGTTTAACTTCTCTGCACCGTAGTAGAAAAGTTGGGCTTCGCCAGTAGAGCCGTCAGCGCGGAAATAGTCAGCAGTGCCGCCTGAGCCGTCGTCAGAAATTATTCGAACGTCTCGGTCATCTGCGAGGTTACGTATCAGCAGGTCGTTAGTGATATTGCGGATGTCACCGTTGCTGGTGTTATGCTCAATGATCAGGTCGTTGCTATCGCCAAAGCGCAGTTCTACGTTGTCGGGAAGCGTTAAGCTATGACCGGCTTGAACCTCCACATCTCCGTCAAGCTGGATTAAGTCTCCATTAACACCGCCAGACATGATGCGTGATTCGACAGTTCCAGCGGCATTTGTGAACTCAATGCGGCTGTTTTGGGTGTCTGCTGTAGGCTGAAGCCGAACCTGTGGGGTAGAACCCTTAATGTGAAGTTCTGTACTGGGATCAGTTAAGCCAATGCCGACATAATTATCGTCTGAGATAGTGACTACATCTGTTCCAGCCACGGCAAAGCGCATTTCAGCGATGCTGCCTGTCCCCTCGGCATTAAACTGGAACCCGACGTTGTTTACGCCGCCAACAGAAAGCTCGTTAAGCTGAAGCGCACGGTCATAAACAGTACGATTGCCGCCGAACTTAGCCAAAAGCCCGTTTGACGCGCCTACTACGTTCAGCCCGTCAGCAGTTCCCCCTGTCACGGCTGAGGTGGTTCCAAGTGTGGCACTGCCATCGGTTGCTAGGTCACCACTTACATCAACGTCGCTGTCAATTGTGACACCGCTGCCAAAAGTCGTCTCGCTGACCGTGTTGGTCGTAATTGCCTGACCGCTATTCACAACGATGTCGTTGGAACCTGTCGTATTGCCGTTAGCTAGAACCTCGGAAAGCTCGTTATTCGCGCCGACCTGTGTATCCACATATGATTTGATTGACTGCTGCGTTGCCAATGCTGTCGCGCTGTTAGAAGACATGTTGTCTTCGTCTAGGATCGCGGTCACCGACACGCTGCCCAAACGCAGGCTGTCGAAGTACGCATTGTTAAATACGTTCGCCGCTACCGCACCAGAACCGGCACCGTCGAAGAAAACAACCGCAGTCGTTCCCGCAGGAACCTCATAATCATTACTCGCGCTGTACGTGCCTTGAAACAGGATAATGCTGCGCGACCCAGACAGACTGTTGCGAACGTAAATGATCTTTTCGGCATCGTTGGGCGTCAACTGCACATAGGCCGTGGCACCTAAGTCGGAACCATCATTAAAGATAACGATGCGGTTGCGACCATTGGATGTCGCACCATCACTAATCGGCAGATCGTTCGGAGAACCAGACGAGCCCGCCGAAGGCAAAGTGACCGTAACCTGACCGTCAAGAGCGGCATCAACCAAGCTCAAATTTGTATTCGTTGTATCGCCCCACGTGCCGGACTGTTCACCGGTTGAGATCAGCTCGATACCGTTATTCAGTGTATATGTACTAGGCATTTTCTAAAACCTTATGCTGCAACCCGTGTCCAACTCGGCGACTGCGAAGGTGTCTCGCCTGACCACCCGGGGGATTGGGTCGGTGTCGTGGGCGCAAAGCCCGATGTCTGCGTCGGCGTTTCCTCACCCCAAGTAGGCGACTGCGACGGGTTGGTAGGAGTATAACCCGGATTTTGATTTGGAACAATATGTCCCCATACAAGGACAGGGGACACGAAACCCGTGGCTTCTGCGCCCGTAACGGAAACATCCGCATTTGCTCGTACAACAACGTCACCAACGGAAGAGGTAGCTTCCAGCCCCGTAACATCGACATCTACAAAGATGCCAACAGAAACCTCGCCAACCTCGCCGTCAGCTTCCAACCCTGTGAGAGAAACGTCTGCTTTCGCAACAACAGTCACCGATCCAACAGAGGCCGTCGCACCTAGCCCCGTCGCTGAGACAATCGCATCCGCGGTGACCGTCGCGGAACCAACGTTCGCCGTTGCCTCAAGCCCCGTCGGTGTAACGTTTGCTATGCCCGTTACCGCGACAGACCCAACACTACCGGTAGCCGACGAACCTGTAACGGATACATCGGCGTTTGCCTTTACCGTGACAGACCCAACGTTTGCTGTCGCCTCAAGTCCAGTCGTAGGAACATTAGCCTCGGCAACTACTGTTACCGAGCCAACCTGACCGGCGGCTCCATCGTTGGTAATTGAGCCTTCGCCAAAAGCTACTTGTCCCCATGTTCCCCGACCCCAGCCGGAAAAGGGGACGACAACGTCCGACATTACGCGATCCGAATAATCGCGTTACTCGAGTCCGCGGTTGGGAATACAATCGTAAAGTCACCCGCCGTTGACGTCTTGTCGGCACCAAAGTCCAGCACCACAACCGCACGGTTGCTGTTGGTTGAATTGTAGATCAACGCGCCACGTGCTGTGATCGTCGCTGTACTAAACGTTAGGTCGTTGAAATCACAAAAAGCCGTCGTACTCGACGTTGTTGGGTCAACGTTTGTCAACGTGCCACCACCTGCTGTGTAGCCCGTGCCACTGATCTCATTCGTCGTTGCATACGCAGTCGTAGACGCGTTCAACGTTGCGCTGCTGGTGTACAACGCGAGTTTGAATGTGTTACCACCAGAAGCGTTGAAGTCGTGCAAACCCTCAAGAAGCTCTTTCTTGAAAGATGTACACATGTAGTTTCCACTAAAAGCCATGTACCTTACCCTTTCTAAACGAAACTTACTGTTTCGGCCTGATCACCTTGCCAGTTCTGTACTCGTCGGTAACCTCTTTGGACTCGCCGAACATCTTCAGTCCCGTGATTGCTTCCATAAAACGTTTCTCATATTGAGCCATCACGTCCTGCTCACCCTTCATATAGATATACGCCTCAATCAAGGAGCCGTACAGCAACGCCAATTCGGCATTTTCACTTAGCCAAGTGGTGCCTGAACCCGATCCCGCCGTCAAACTGGCCGGTCGATAAAAATAATGCAGCTCTACAGCGTAATTCGAGTTCGGAGTGGGCCCCAAAACGAAGTTATCGACGTCAAAAACAGCGTAATATCGCGGATTTCCCGTAGTAGTTGCGTCTGGATTGAAAGATTGAACGAAATCCACGTCTTTAAAGTCTAAAAACACGTGATCGCTGTCTGAATCTACAAAAGAAAGCGAAAATGGAGCCAAAAAATCGCTTGGACAGGCCAAATACTTGTTTGAAGCCGTCAGGGTGCCGTTCACATTCTTCCGAAACAGGCTTAACTGCACATTTTTAAGGATGCGCTCTTCCGACTGGCGGATAAACAACGGCAAATTGGTCACAAAGGACGTTTCGTCGTTCTCTGTGTAGTCCTGAATGGCCTGTTTTAGCTCATCGTATGTAAAGCTCATGACGTACTCACCGTAACTTGCCCGACTTCGCCAAAAGCCTGCGGCGGACGTAGGTTTGGAGCCTCTACCAGAGGAACACCAACGAATACATCTAGCGGCTCAATACGGTCCGGTCTTGCATCCTCAAGAGCTTGCGGGTCTACAACCTTGCGAAAGGGCCCAAGCTGCGGGTGTTTTGGCTCATACTCGTCTGGCCCCACAAGCAAGCCATTCCACTCGCGCTTCATTACCCGATAAGGATAGCGAAACCCGGAGCGGTCGGATATTGCGTAGGAGTCCTTTCCCGAAGCAAACTTAGCCATCTACCCTGCCCTGTAATATTCGTATTTTGGAACAACATTAAAGGACGCCCGATCCCGGTCTTCCGAAGCAGCCCGTTCAAACTCTTCTTCGTACACCGACTTCAGCAGTTGCACACGATTTGGTGCCCGCTTCAAAGCGAGGTAGTAGGCTAAACCCGCCGCCAAGCAGGGGTAAAACCGAAACGGCATAGCCATTGTGTCTGTGTAAACATCCGCATCGTCCATACGGGTCAACGCGTCGTAAATCACAACATCCGTAGTATTCTCTGGGGTGGGCCAGATTTTTAAGCTCGGAGTAACCTGACGATCCAAGAAAAACTGGTTGGGTCTTCCCGTTGTGGTTTTTGTCGGAATTGTAAGGTATTCATCGCGGCTTAAACGCTCTAACGAATAGTCTGTACCATCACGACGCACAATAACAGATAGAACGTCGATTACGTCCGCACCCAGATCATAATCGCCGTCGCCAACCGCTAGTGTGACTGTGCGCTGCTTGATTGTCCATTGGTTCAAGCCGCGGTTAGCCCAATCCGCAAGCAACAGATTAAGCGAACGCTTTGCCGTCTTCAGGTCGTAACCAGTACGAACCTCAAGACCACAGCGCTCAAACGCCTCTTCGACGTACTCTGCGACGTCTAGCTCAAAATCTGTGCTTCCGGAGGTAGCCATCTTACTTCTTCTTTACCATGCCGCCTTTGCGCATCTTCTTTACCATGCCGCCGCCGCGCATCTTTTTAACCATGCCGCCGCCGCGCATCTTTTTAACACCGGTCTTTTTACGTGGTTTCATCGCCATCTTTTAATCTCCTATAGAGCCGATCCCGCTTTTCATAGATTTCACGGGCGTTAAATTGACTATTATACATGTCATAATAGCCTTTTTTATCCAGCTTGTCTGCGGCTTCCTGCAACTTAGACAGACGCTGCACAAAAATCATAGCGTATTCCGCATCGATGTGAGGCTCAAACTCAACGTCTTCGATAAACTCGCTCTCCTCGTCATGCGGGTGAAAACCCATAACCCACACATCTTTGTCGATAAACATGCCGTTAGAAATGGCATCGTTCATCTCGTCTAAATACGTGTGAAAGATTTCAGGGTCTTCGTCAAACTTGAAGTCAACAATGATGGCAACGTCAAAGTTGTCATCAAATTGAGATACGGTGCTGTACAAGCACTGCCGGTTATTTTCATACTTAAACATAACCGCAATGCGATTATCACCCCATGCCTTTTTTGCAAAAGGGCACGGCGGTAAATTATTAAAGTGCGGGCTGGCTTTTGACAACACATCTGAAGACCAGTCGAGCAGTTCGCGATGAACGGCCTTTTCTACTTCAAGCGATGGAGTCAAAAAAGCTAAGTTCATACCTGTGTTACCGAGCCCTTCGTCCTTTTCCGTCGCCCATTCATCACGGCCCCGCAACCACGAGCAACGGCAGTACCCGCCTGCTGTCTGCCGCGAAACGGACGCTTCGGCTTAGTTTCACCAACCGCACCGCCGCGCGCCATTTTTGTCACTTTTGCTTTTTTAGTATTCGATACAACCTGCTTGCCTTTAGCGCCCTCACGTTTTTTCTTGCGCGCTGTTGAAGCTCTTTCAGACTTGCTGAGACTGTTCGCTTTGCTTCGCGGTAGGCAGCGA